AGCGGATTCTCCGAAATGCTTTGGAAGCAAGATCGACAGATTATGCACCGACTCAAAGCACACCCGGCCCTGGCCACATACGCCGACTGCGAGCGCGTCATTTTGCAGGCAACCAAGCAATCGACCAGAGCTCATTATGTTTCGCGATTGCGATCCATTTACAAGGCCCTGAACAAGATGAACCTGGTCAACGGCAATAACCCGGCAGCCGAACTGCCACAAGTAAAGCCAGGCAGGGGCGTACCGAAGCCAGTAACAAAGGCCGAATACGAAAAACTCCTGGCAGAAACCAAGCCCTTATACAGAGACTGGTTCATTCTTGGCGGAATGGCAGGCCTGCGAGCGATGGAAGTAGCCAACATAAGGGGCAGCGACCTAATCGAAAGCGAAGAAGGCGCGATGCTTCGAGTTTTGGGCAAGGGCAACACCGACCTGATCATTCCGATTGCACCCAAAGTAGCCGAGATGATCCGATCGCACCAAACCCTTGATCGCCTATGGCAAGTAACACCAAACAAACTCTCATCAAGGGCAGCCAAAGAGATGCGACGCATTCTCGGGCCAAACGCGAAACACTTTCACTCACTCCGCCATTATTTTGCTACCACAATGCTAGAAAAATCAGGCGGAGATTTAATCGCTGTGAAAGAATTGATGCGACATACCAGTGTTGCAACAACACAGATATATACGCAACTTGCACATGGAAGAACAAGATCGCTAGTTAATATGCTTGAATAGGAGAAAAATGGCTTCCTCGAAACAACTGCTCGTTAATTCAACCGCTCAGATTCTTATTGAATCATACGGTGAGAACCGGCGAGTCATTCTGCGAAACAGCAACGACCATCCCTGCTTTCTTGGCGGAGCCGATGTCACTAGCAGCACAGGTATGCAATTTCAGAAAGACACAAGCCTTGATTTCCTTGTTCCCATCAAAAGTGTGATTTATGCCGTGACAAATGGCAACACCACCACCACCGTATCCGTTCTTTACTTGGAACCATAAGATGACAGCACAGGATTATGCAGCTCTGACGGTTTCGATCATCACGATCGCCGGCGCATTTGCAGCGATCACCAGATGGCTCGTAAAGCACTATTTGGCAGAATTAAAGCCAAACGGCGGCAGCTCGATGAACGATCGCATGACCAGGGTCGAAAGCAGAGTCGACGAGATCTACAGCCTTTTATTAGAAAACAACAAAACAAGAGGGGGCAGGAAATGAACCAAAGAGACAAGATGATCCAGATCGCAAGAGCAGAGCTCGGATACATCGAAGGGCCAGCCGATAACCAAACCAAATACCAGAAGGCAAACGTCGCCTGGTGCGGCGCCTTCGTTAACTGGGTAGCAAAACAGGCCGGCGTACGGATTCCAAACTGCGTCTACACCCCGGCAGGGGCGGTCGCCTTTATGGATAAGAACAAATGGCAAGACGCAGCTACGGCAACGCCAGAGCCAGGCGATATCGTATTCTTTGATTTCCCAGGAGACGCACTCGACCGGATCAGCCACGTTGGGATCGTGATCAAGGATAACGGCGACGGAACCGTCACCACGATCGAAGGCAACACCAGCCCGGACAAGAAGGGCGATCAACGCAATGGCGGCGAAGTTTGCCGTAAGATCAGGGCGTACCAGAAGAAGAACCGAGGCAAACTCAAGCCATCATTGGCCGTGACCATTGTCGGCTTTGGGAAACCAACCTACAAGGAGACAGAATGAACAAAGAAGCACTCGAAGCGATTATCAAGACATACCTCCGAGCAGCAGCCGCAGCAGCCGCAGCTCTTTATTTAGCAGATCCAAACCAGCCAGCGAAGAATTACTTGGTAGCCGGCCTAGCAGCGATCGCAGGGCCAGTTCTTAAGGCGCTCGATGGCAAGGCAACCGAGTTCGGACGCGGAGCGAAGTAATTGATGAATCGGGGGGATATTCTTAAAGAAGCAGCACGCCTGACATCAAACGATCGCCAGAACCAATACGGCGACCCATATACAAACCACCAAAGAATTGCAGACCTCTGGACGACATATCTGGAAACAGAGATCAAGCCAGAGCAGGTCGCAATTTGCATGGCGCTGGTCAAAATTGCACGTTTGATGCAGACACAGAGCGATGATTCATTTATAGATCTAGCCGCATACGCAGCGATAGCCGGCGAGATTGCGAGCAACCGATGAACAAGATGATCATCCTGGTGCCAACTCGCGGCCGCCCAATGAACGCAACAGCCCTGCTTGCAGCTCACGAAGAGCTTTCAGCAGCAAGCGATCTTCTCTTCATCATTGACGCAAACGACCCGGAGCACGACCAGTACCACTTCGAAGTAGGCGCAGAGCGCTGCATGACGATCGAGAACCAAACCCGAGGAATGGCCTACCCCATCAACAAGGCAGCCAACGCGATCGCAAAGCAAAACAAGTATGACTTCTTCGCCTTCTTAGGCGATGACCACCGCCCACGCACAGCCGAGTGGGATTTACAGCTGATGGCGGCGATGCAACGGCAGCCGTCAATGGCCTACGGCAACGACCTTCTGCAAGGCAAGCGATTGCCAACCATGATCGTGATGACCAGCGACATCGTAAAGGCGCTCGGTGGAATGGTTCCGCCGAATATGAAGCATTTATATCTAGACAACTTCTGGAAAAAACTAGGAGAAGATTTAGGAGCGCTGACATATTTAGACGACGTGATCGTTGAACATATGCACCCGGTTGCAGGCAAAGCCGAATGGGATGAGGGATACAAGGAAGTCAACGCGCAAGAGGTTTATTCATTCGATGCGCTTGCCTACCAGAACTACATTCAAAGCGAAGCCTACGAAGCGCTCAAGAAAAAACTTCGCCGATGAAGCAAGTGATTGCTTATTCACTCTACGGATCCGATGCCAGATATATGATCGGCGCAATCAAGAACGCACTTCTAGCGCAGAAGCACTTCGCCGGATATGAGATTCGCTTCTACACAGGCGCCAGCGTTCCAGATTGGACGCGAAGCACCCTGGCACTTATTCCAAACGTGCAGCTCGTCGATTGCGATGGCCCCGAAGATCACACAGCCAAACTCTGGAGATTCAAGGCCCTGGCAGATGACCAGGCAGATGTGGTTCTCAGCCGCGACACAGACGCCAGGCTTACCAGAAGAGAACGCCTTGCCCATGAGGACTTTCTAGCCAGCAGGCTCGACTTTCACATTATGAAAGACCACCCGATCGGCCACAATTACAAGATCAGCGCCGGAATGTTTGCAGCTCGCAAGGGTGCGATTCCAGAGATCGCACAGCTCATAGAAGAGCAGGCTTGCAAGGATTACTACACACAAGACCAGGACTGGCTTGCAGAGCAGATATGGCCCCGGATCAAGGACAACTGCCTGATTCACGACGAAACCTACGACACGCAAGCCGAAGGCATTTCAGCGGTGAAGCCATTCCCGATCAGCAAAGAAGCAACCCTGCACCATATCGGCGCAGCTCTAGATGAGAACGACCGCTACATATTCGACATAGATCGACACAGGGCAAAGGCCGAAACCGGCAGCGACAGATATCTGGCAGAATGGCTCGCATGAAGATATTGATCACAGGGGATGCCGGCTTCGTAGGCCGGGCATTTCACAGAGCGCTCGATAACAAGGGCCACGACATCACAGGAATCGACATCGCAAACGGAATCGATTGCAGAGATTTCTTCAAGAAGGACGACACCAGATACGACGTCGTTATTCACCTAGCCGCCATCGTCGGCGGCCGAGCCACGATCGAAGGCAACCCTTTGGCCGTTGCCACCGACCTGGCGATCGACAGCGATATGTTCCAATGGGCGATAAGAACAAAGCCCAAGCACGTCGTTTATTTCAGCAGCTCGGCGGCTTATCCCACTTATTTGCAGCGCTTGGCATACAAGCAAACACTTCGAGAGAACGACATCAATCTCGATCATATTCGAACTCCAGACTTGAGCTACGGATGGGCCAAACTGACAGGGGAAACCCTTGCCAGATACGCCAGGAACGAAGGCCTCAACGTCACCGTTCTGCGCCCATTTAGCGGCTACGGATCCGATCAGGCCCTGGATTACCCATTCCCATCCTTGATCGAGCGAGCAAAGCGCAAAGCCGATCCGTTTGACGTTTGGGGAACAGGCGAGCAAACCAGAGATTTCATCCACATCGACGACATCGTTGCAGCTACATTCGAAGCGGTAAAGAACAAAGTAAAAACCCTCAACCTTTGCACAGGAAGAGCCACATCTTTCATTCAATTGGCAGAGATGACGATGTTGCAAGCCGGATACCTGGCCCCGATCAGGAAGCACCCAGGCAAGCCAAGCGGCGTCGAATACAGAGTCGGCAATCCGACAAAGATGCTCGAAATTTACAAACCAAAGATCAGCCTGGAAGAAGGAATCGCCAGAGCGCTCGCAGAATAAGAAAATCCCCCATCGCCGTCTACAAAGCGATGGGGGATTTTCTGCACCCTAGATCAGATCGGACGGATCCCGAATCGGTCGCATTATTCGAGCGATCTGCCTGTTACCCCAGAAAACGAGCAACCAGGTAGGAAGAGTAGGAACGCGCAGCTCCTTCCGG